GTCCGACCAAGAGTCAGCTGTAAATTGGACTCCGGCCGCTACAAACCAAGCTGGCAGCATTCAGTTGTCTGATGGTTCTGAACTAATAACTTGCTTGCAGACCCGACAAGAAATTGTTGTTTGGACTGATTCAGCTTTGTATTCGTTACAGTATGTTGGACCGCCCGTGGTGTGGAGTACCCAGCTTCTGGCAAGTAATATTTCCATCTATGGGCCAAACGCAAAAGCTGTTGCTTCTGGCGTGACCTATTGGATGGGTGTAGACAAATTCTACAAATACGACGGTCGTACACAAACACTTCGCTGCGATCTGCGCCAGTACATTTTCAGTGATATTAATCAGTCTCAGAGCCAGCAAGTGTTTGCTGGAACGAACGAAGGCTTCAACGAAGTCTGGTGGTTTTACTGTTCGAATGGCAGTAACGTGGTGGACAAGTACGTGGTCTACAACTACGTAGAAGACATCTGGTACTACGGCACGATGGGTCGCACGGCATGGTTGGACTCTGGCTTGCGCGACTACCCACTGGCTGCTACGTACAGTCGCAATCTGGTAAACCACGAGCAAGGTGTGGATGACAATGAAACAGGAACTGCTCTGCCTATTGCGGCGTCAATTGGCTCGTCTGAGTTTGATATTGATGACGGGCACAACTTTGGCTTTATTTGGCGCGTACTGCCTGACCTGACTTTCCGGGGTTCTACGGGCGACTTGACTCCTCAGTGCACTATGACGCTGATCCCGATGCAAAACTCCGGATCTGGGTTCACAACACCGGCTTCTACAAACAACACCAGCTCGGCTCAAATTCAGCGTATTGCTACAGCTCCGATTGAAGAGTTCACGGGCCAGGTTTACATTCGTGTGCGGGGGCGGCAGCTTATCTTTAAGATGGACTCCAACCGATTGGGTACAACATGGCAGCTTGGTGTGCCTCGAATTGACATCAAGACTGATGGACGTAGGTAACTTATGACTTTAATAGTTACCTCCGATTTCGAGCTTCAGAAAATAGCTCCGCCTGCGCTGCCTCAAGCGACGATTGAATATTCGCAGGCGTATCAAGACCAACTCAACAACGTCTTGCGGTTGTACTTCAACCGCTTGCAAAGCATATTGGGGCAACTCGTGGCATCAGATACATCCGTTCCAATCTCATTCCCGCCAACCTCGCTGGACGCTTTTGGTCGCCAACGGGTCAGCCAGCCCTACACGTTGTTTGACAGCCAGCAACGCTACGCTGCCGACAACCAGTTTGACACCAGCACAGCCAACGGTGGGTCAACCACATACCTGCCCAATGAGTCTTCTCTCCAGATGTCTGTGGCAGCCACGACCAACTCTGAGGTTGTTCGGCAATCCTTCCGCTCGATGTCCTACCAGCCGGGTAAGGGTCTGCTGGTGCTTGCGACGTTTGCGATGAACACGCCTACGGCCAACATCCGTCAGCGCGTGGGGTACTTCAATACCCAGAACGGGGTGTTCTTTCAGGTCAACGGCACAACGCTGTCAATGGTGTTGCGCTCCAATTCCCTGCCAACACCCGGCACGCCCAGCGATGTACGAACCATAAACCAAGCCAACTGGAACGGCGACAAGCTCGACGGCACAGGCCCATCCGGCATTACGCTCGATCCAAGCAAGACGCAGATTTTCTGGTGTGACTTCGAGTGGCTGGGTGTCGGCTCGGTGCGTACGGGCTTTGTGATTAACGGTCAGTACATCATCTGCCATACCTTCAACAACGCCAACGACATCAGCTCGGTCTACATGACCACGGCTATCTTGCCTGTGCGCTACGAGATCACAAACCTGTCGAACCTCGTCACAGCAAGCATGAAGCAGATTTGCTCCAACGTGGTTTCTGAGGGCGGCTACGAGCAGTATTCCCCAAGCCATTTGGCTCGGCGCACCACCAAGCTCAGCAACATTAACCTGACGTTCAAGCCTATCGTGTCAATCCGTATGGCCCCTACAGCTCTGGGCGCGGTGGTTATTCCCGGACGGATGCAGGTAGTGCCTATTGCCAGCCAAACCTACGAAGTGGCGCTGTTCTTTAACCCAACCCTGACGGGCGCGTCTTGGGCTGCCGTGGATACCGATGCCAACGTACAGATGGATACTTCTGCCACGGCGATGAGTGGCGGCGTCTTGGTGCAGACGGATTACATGGACGCTTCGGGTAGCGGTGGTAAACAACCTCTGGTTGACCCTGCTGGATACAACTGGGCGCTTCAGTTGGGCGCATCCTTGACCGGAGTCAGCGATGTCATGACGCTTGCCATCCGCACACTGGACTCTGCTACTCCTGCGGGTGAGTGCTACGGCACAATCGCCTTCTGGGACTTGACGCAATAAGGACAAGACATGGCAGTCACAACCGATCAAATCATCTCTTGGCTCCAGTCAAACCCCGGAGCCACTGACGCGACCATTGCGTCCACAATGCAGCAGTTTGGCGTTACGCCAGCCCAGATGGCTCAGGCCACGGGCCTTGACACAAGTGTTGTGCAAGCTCGCTATAACGCAGCGCTCCCCACTGCTGCCGTCGTTCAGCAAACAGGTGCAGGTCTTCCGGCTGCGTATTCAACTTTGCCAGCCAATCAGGCAGCAACCAACAACGCAAACATTCTTACCCAAGTCGCTAACACTCCCGGAATCGGGGTCACTGGCATTGGCACCAACAACATCGTAGCCGCACCCACGCCCGCGCCCGCGCCCGTAGCCACAACCGCGTTAAATACTTTAAGCCCTGTCGAGCAACTCCTTGTGTCTCAGTACGGGTGGATTGACAACGGAGATGGCACGCTTACGACCACTCAAGGGTATACGTACAACGAAGAAAGTGGCGGTTTAAACACAAGCAAGAAAACCACCACAGGCGCAACCACTACGGGCACAGGCGCAACCACTACGGGCACAGGCGCAACCACTACGGGCACAGGCGCAACCACTACGGACACAGGCAAAGCCACAAATGTAGAAGCTGCAATTGACCCCTATGTTTATGCGTTCGAGCTCGGTAATACAAACAACGATTACTCTGCTTTGCTGGCACTGCTAAATGCAACAACTGACACGAAGTCTTTAATCAATAAATACAACCTGACCAAAGATCAGATTGACAAAATTGAATTCGGCACTGGGTTTGATTTGGACAAGTCCGGTGGTTTTGGCGCAGGTCAAGTTGGCAGTTCTTGGGATTACGACAAGTTCTACGACGCCATGAACGATGGCAGCAAAGATACCAAGTACCTTGCCAGCTTGCTTGACCCTCTGCGCACATTGGACCCCGCGTTGGCGCGTAACGCGGAGAATATCTTCAACGAGATGATTGCGCAGCAACAAGTCACTGGCGGTGCGTGGGGTTCGGGAAAACTGGGCTCTAAAGAATCCGCAGCTTTGGACTACGCCTTGCGCTTGGCAGAGGCCGGTGTTACGTCACTGAAAGACATTAAAAAAGAAACCTACACACAAGACACGGGCGAAGGACTTGCTGATGCGACACGCCTTGTTAACTCAAAAACCGGTGAAGTTATTGGGTATGACGGTGCGTTTACACACTCTGTAGGTGGCGGCAATAGGCTCGGGTACGCGCTTGACGTCACTGAAAATGGCACCGTCATACCATACACAATTACTCAAAAAAGCGACTGGGTCAACTTCAGAGAAGGTGCGCTCAAATCAGCAGCGTCCATGATTGCTATGGCAAACCCGGCTCTGATGCCATATTTTGCCGCCGGTAACGCCATCAACGCAGCCAACAAGGGTGACTGGGGTTCTGCGATTGTCAGTGGTTTAACCTCCGCTTTGGGTTTTGGCGGCAACTTGGGTTTTACCGACGCAACTCTGGCAACATTAAACCAAGCCAAGACGGGCGCTGAAGTTCTGAACGCTATTAATAAAGGCAACCCGCTTGCAGTAGCCAACGCCTTGATGCAGACAGACACTGGCAAAGGCCTGCTGAACATGGACATGGGTGGAGGCGTAACGCTGGGCAACGTGCTGAACACGGCTCGCGTAGCGGCCGCAGTAAATGCAGGGGACTACGCCGGAGCGGCAAGCTACGCTGGGTCTTTACTCAACAACCCAGACTTGCGAGTGGCGGGGTCTTCTCTTGCGCTGGTAAATGCCCTGCAGTCGGGCGATCCGTTCAAGATTGTTACCGCTATGGGCCAGTTGGATAGGACCGTTAAGACGGCTACCAAGGACAGCGGTAGCACCGCAACAACTCAAGGCGACGTCACAAAAACACTGACAGACGCTGGATTAGTTACGGAAGATGGAAAGTTTGCCAATACAACCCTGACGGATCAAGATGTGGAAGATATTACTGGGGTCAGCACAGCGGGCACCCAAGTATCTGACATTATTGCGTCTGAGTTGGCTGGAGTTGGTCTTGCCCAAGCACTGCCTGCAGTGGGCTCTCCCGGGTACGCAGCCGCTCTTGAGCGTGCGGGGCCCGCTTTGTACAGAGTCGTTGCAAACGCAGCCAATGATCCTGATTTTGCCCGCAAGCTGCCTGCTATTGAGCGTGCGCTAAACGCTGTTGGGTCAAGTGTTTCTAAAGTTTTGGGCAGCGCCATCAGCCTTGGAACATTTTCGCCGTCGCTTAACACGAACGAAGCTGAGCTATTAGCTAAAGCAAGGGATGCTGGAATCACGCTAAGTGCGGATGTTGCGGGTGCTGGTCGTGGTTTTGTTAATCCAACTACAACGCCCACTACTAAGCCCGTTACCCTGCCCACCACAACCCCGGGCTATGTCGTGCAGCCCGGCGACTACACGGATACAACCGAAGAGGTGCAGGATTGGCAGAATGTCGATCCCACATCTGGTTTGCCACGAACCCGTCCGAGCCCAAGCCCAAGCCCAGAGACCGAAACTCCGGTTGTTGTACCCACAACAACCCCTGCGAACGACCCGTTTAATCCTCCAATCGTCACGCCTGACGATGTTCCGTTTACTCCGCCGGATACGCTCCCTGCAAACGATCCTGCCGTAACGCCTACGCACGACCCCAAAAAACCTATTTTTGTACCATCAGACCCATTTACGTGGCCTGATGCCGATCCACGGTTTAACCCTGCAGACCCAAGAACATGGCCTGACATAAACCCACCTCGCCCATCGCCAAGCCCAAGCCCAAGCCCATCGCCGAGCGTCAGCCCAAGCCCAAGCCCAAGCCCAAGCCCAAGCCCAAGCCCAAGCCCATCGCCGAGCGTCAGCCCAAGCCCAAGCCCAAGC